CCTCGGTTATAAACCCTTTTTCAAAGTCATTACCAAGCTGTAAAAAGTTTGCGATCAGCTTCTGAATTTCCGGGGAGGCCTCATCAGTGAATTCCGCAAATGTATTATAGTCGTAACCGTAAAGGGCGATTAAATCATCAAGGGCCGACCATAGGTTAAATACTTGTTCTCTGGCTTCCCAGGTGTTAAATTCTGTATCAAGTTCATAGCGCTTTTCCGTCATTTCAGCAAGCTTTACAAGCTCATCGGTTACATTCCCAATGGCTTCTTTTGCCTTGCCGTCCACTCCGCTTTCCCCGAAAATGGAGCTAAATGCTTCAAGCGCAGTTTTTGATTTTTCTGCTCCTTCTTCGGCACTCAAGCCCATTGCCTTATAAGCGGCTTCTATATCATTTCCCGCCTGTTCTATTTGCGCTGCGGTTTCTTTTGCGGACGCAGCAATTTTGGCGTTTTCCGCTTCCTGGGCTTCCCGCGCTTCTCTGGCTGCGCGCTGTGCTTTGGTTTCAAGGCCCGTAAATTTCGCAATCCATCCGGCAAGCGTCGGGTTCCAATCCTCTAATGCGGAGAAAATAGATATACCGATATCGCTAATTAACGTTGTGCTTAAATCCTTTAATCCTTCCCATATAGCAGGCCAGGAATCAACAAGTCCTTTCGCAACGCCTTTTAAGGCTGCCATGATTCCGGGAGATAGGGAAGTAATAAGGGTTGTAACGGTGGTCATAATTGTTGGCGAAGTTTGCTGCAGAAAGTCCCCGACCATTCCGCCCAGCGTTTCAATAACAAGGCCAATTGCAGGCGAAGCAGTTTCTATTCCCTTTGAAATAGCGTTCAGAATTTTTATGCCTTTTTCCTGAAATACCGGCAACTTTTCCTGAATCATGTTGGAGCCGTCTTCAACGAATTTTCCGAAAACTTCTATTGCACCGTCAAGGCCTTCCTTTTCAAAAGCCTCGGTAAAATCGCGCATTCCCTTCGTTCCGAAATCCACAAATTCACGGATTGTCGGTGTCAATTTATCGGATAGGGCAATCTGAAAATCCTGAACAGCAGAGTTCCATTCTTTCATGCTGCCGGAAAGATTGTTCATCATGGTTTCTGCCATGCTTTGAGCAGCACCGTTACAATTATCAATCGCGGCGGCTAACTTATTCCAATCTTCTTCAGAAGAATTCATGATTGCCAGGAAACCGCTCATTGCATATTTTCCCGCAATTGCTTCTGCTGCGCTGGCTTTTTCCGATTCTGATAATTGAGAAAATCCGGATCGCAAATCGGTTAATATATCCCGAAAATCGCGCATTGTGCCATCTGAATTTACAGTCGCAACAGAAAAATCACCCAAAGCGTCACCGGATAATTCAACGTCGCCTTGTAACGCGGTCATGATGCGGCGAAGAGATGTACCGGCTTGGCTTGCCTTAATACCGGAATTTGCCATCAGGCCAATTGCCAAGGCTGTATCTTCTGCGCTATATCCCAAAGCGCCAGCAATTGAAGCCGCATATTTGAACGTTTCACCCATCATAGAAACGTTCGTGTTGGAATTGCTGGAAGCGGCGGCGAGAATATCCGCAAAATGCCCGGATTCTTCTGCTCTCATGCCAAACGCTGTCAAAGCATCGGTAACAATATCGGAAGTGCGGGCCAAATCTTCACCAGACGCGGCGGCAAGGTCAAGAATACCGGAAAGGCCAGAAGTCATCTGTTCCGTTTTCCATCCCGCCATTGCCATATAAGTTAATGCGTCAGCAGCTTCTTGCGCGGTGTACTGTGTAGACGCGCCAGCTTCGCGGGCCAATTCGCGCAATGTATCAAATTCATCAGCAGTTGCGCCGGAAATAGCGCTGACCTTTGACATGCTGGCATCAAATCCAGCACCGACCTTAACAGAATCAGCGGCAAACCGCGCCATCGCCTCCGCAGCATCGGCTAGCCCAGAAAAGAAATTATCCGCTTGCAGGGACAGCGTAGCGGTCAATGCGAAAACGTCCAAATGATTACACCACCTTCAAGCCCATTTTCTGCGCCCGTTCGCGGGCTATTTCGTCCGGGCTTCTATCGTCAACCGGCGCGGGGAAAAGGATTTCAGAATATCGTTTCATTCCCGTAACGCCGCAATGCTTTGTGATAAAATAAAGGCTGTCAGCGGTATAAACTTTGTAAAGCTCCTCCTCTCTGACAGCCTTTTCTTTTGCCTTGTAGTAACGGTAAAACGGCTTTAATTCCCTTATTCCTCTGTATTCGCCGTAGCATTGCCAGAAGAGGTCGAGGGCTCGTTCTCCTCTTCCGGCGATATAAAACCCGTGTACAGCTTTTCATCGCTGAGGATTTCAAACAGGCGCATCGGCAGGGCCATCACACCGCAGTCGTAATCCTCAACGGGCACGCCGTCCACACCCGCCAGGAATTCCAGACAAGCGTCCGGGTGCTTTTTCACCGCTACGCCTACGGCTTCCCAGCGGCGCTTTTCAGACAAGGCACGGGCGAAATCCACATCGCCCATCAGTTCGCCCAGCGGGTCTATAATATCGGCCAGCTTATCCAGCGCAGCCCGGTTGCGGTATTCAGATAGTTTCTTCATGATTTTATCCTCCTGCTATAAAATCACTTACGCCGCGTCTGCGGTAATGTAGATTTCGTACGGCACGGTGTCCTGAGCATCAAGGGAATAATGTCCGGTAAATTCAAAAGCGAATTTGCCCTTGCCCTTATCCTGCGTCTGGAGCTGGAAGCCGCCAGTGGAAAGCGCGTTCATCATATGGATAGCGATATACCCGGCATTCGCACCTGTATTCACGTCGCTGTAATCGCCAACCAACCAGATATCGTGGAAATCATTTTCAACATCCACGGTATCGCGGGGTGTTACCTTGGCATAAGCGCGGGTTGCATTTTCGCCGGTAGTGGCTGCCACGTCGGTTTTATCAGCCAGGGCGGACAACATAGTAGCAAGCTCCGCAGAAACGGCAACGAAAGAGCCTGACATTTTCACGTCCCAGTCTTCCAGCCGCTTCAGTTCCTTGGTGTTCTTCGGGCAGTTGTCAATATCTTCGCCCCAGTCGGAAAAGCTGGGCGTAGTGGTGAAATTCACGCCGCCAGAGGTTGGGCCAAGCATATCTTCTTCCTGGTATTCACCAGTACCGGGCGTGAAATTCGCGAGCATAATACCGGCGTTTACGACAAGATGCTTGAAGGTATTGGCGGGAATTTTCGTGTATTTCTCGCGGGCCATTTTGATTCATCTCCTTATGATTTGTAGCCGCCCAAAACCAGAAGGAAATACCCGATTTTGAGCTTTGGTTCGTCGGAAGGTTGATTCTGATAGAACGGATTATCGGGCCATATCCAAATCGCGCCATCACCTACAGGAATTGCATAGCCATCTTTGATTTTTTCTTTCAGCGCTGCCTTCATGGCAATTGTTTTTTCAAAGCTTGTGCTATCGCTCCAATACCTGGCGGCAAGAGAACAGTTTTCACCAGGTTCAGGCTCTTTTATCTCGTATGTCCAATAATCCAAATCGGCGTTATCAGGCACGCTGTTTTCTTCATATGCCGGAACGCCGAAGCTTGAAAAGAACGAATAAAGGGCTTGCTCAATGTTATCCACCCGGCTCATCCCACCTTTCGGCGGCTACAGCGCCGATGTTGATATTGCTGACAGCGGGCGATTCTTTGTCCTGAATGTTGCTCGTTACCCGGTATGTATTGCCATCCTTGCCGCGTCTGAAAACATCATGGAATTGAAGCGGGAAACCTTTCATTACTACAACGGTATAGCTTTCCTTCACGCCCTGCTTTTCGGCGATCCTGTCCGCGTCCGTGTCATCCTTGCGGATAACGGCTTCAAACGTTACACCGTCCGTATATACTTCCTTGTAGCCGCCTAAACCGTCCGAAGTGATAGCGCGGGTGCGCATGGTACACGTTTCCGTCATGCTGTCAAGCAGCGTGTTTCCTAATCCTGTAATCATGGGCAAGGCTTCCTCCATTGGTTCAGGCGGCTCCTAAACACATCTTGCCACGAATAGCCGCCGCCTCCCGCTTCATCGCTTTTTGTGGTTTTGGTGTACCCGTAAAGGCCGTTTACGTTTTCAGAAGAAAATGGGCTGTTGACAACGGCACCGTATTTTTCCACCCAATCATTGATCTCTCCAATAAGTCTGATGACCGCAGGAGGAACAGCCATCGCGGCTATACTGCCTGTAAAATCTTCGGCTTGGAGCCCCGCCGCATCGGCGTCATCGTCATTCTTGATCCCGGATTTGTGGTAAGTGTAAACGCCGTTGTTCAGGTCGCTTCCCTTGATCCGGAATCGCTGCCCTTCTTTCAGCGGAACGGCGGGGGAAATCACGCCGTCAACAATGGAATAATCGCCGTTATACTCAATGGCATAACGCCCTTTCATCGATGGAAAATAGTTATGGATGTATTCGCACACCTGTTGAAGCATGATTTCCTCCCTTCCGTTACTGCTTCGTTTTTCTGCCCCGTTTTGCGGGTTTCGGCGCGTCCTGCGGCTGTCCGCTGGTTTCTGCGGTGGATTCATCACCTTTTGCAAAAACGGCCTCAATCAGCACCAAATGGGCTTTATTGGCATCGCTTGCCAGTT